AGCATTCTTTGCAGATAAATGAAAATCTGTCGGGCGCTAAAAATTCCGCACCGCAACACGAGCAAGGAGTTTTCATCATTTTTCCTCCATTTCGCGGCTGATGCGGCCGGATAGCACAAATGGCGCAAAAAGGATGGCCAAAAAAAACAGGCCTCCAGCGCAACAGAAAATAATAACCAGCGCGCTGCTCACCTGAGCCACCAATCTCTGACTGGACAATGGCGGCGACGCAGGCAATAAGCACAACGGCCAAAACCAAAGCCAGCCCGCCCCAGCCGTATCGGGACGTGCCAGTCTCGTTGGCTGCGGTTGCGGCGGACATCATGGCCGCTGCTCCGGTAAGCACTGAGCCAACGAAAAAAACGACCTTATCACTTCTTTTCATTATTTTCCTCCAAAAACTGGGTAAATGTCATCCAATCGGCATCTTCAATGGCATCACGCATAGACACGCGCAGCACACGCGCGCGCGTCAGCCACGCGGCCAAGAAGAAATTTAATTCGCTTCTGGGGATGCCGTACAACGCTGCCGACTCGATGGAAGCGAGACTTGACGTGCCTACGGCTTCGGCAGTCCGCCACTGAGCATCCGTCAGCGCGTCAAACGCGGCAATAATTCCGCGGAACTCCGCCGCCTTTCGTAGTTGTTCGCGAGATTGACTGTTTACGGGGTAATCTTTTGTATTTTTCATATCCCTATATTACCGCTATCTAATTTGCGCGTATAGTAACATTTGTCATATTTTTCTCCCTCAAATGATGATAGAAATTATTACATTTGGAGCAGAAGAATAGGGTATATTTGGGGCAAGGAGAAAAAAAATGACACAACGATTTTCAATTTCACCGTCTGCGGCAGCTATGGATAAGGGGCTGCCTGATAGTATTTTTAGGACATTGGCCTGTTTGGGAATTTTCGGGGATAAAAACGGCTGGTGTTGGCCTGCGCTCGCATCTATCGCAGCTATGCGCGGCGTGTCGAAAGAGCGAATAAGCATGGATATAAAAGCACTAGTTGAGGCTGGGTATGTACGCCGACAAGCGAGATATGATAATAATCGGCAAATAAGCAATAAATATCAGGTGCTGTTTGATGCCCCATTAACCCCAGTGATTAATGGGGGGTTAACCGCTGGGATTAATGGGGGGTTAACCGCTGGGATTAATCAGAACGCCCCAATTAACGCCCCAATTAATGATGATGACGATGATAGCAGAAAATTTATCAAAATTTGCGAAATGTACCAGGCAGAGATTGGATTATTGACTCCCATGATTGCAGATGCGTTGAAAGACTCTAGTGGCATTTATCCGCTGGAATGGTTTTCGGCTGCATTTAAGATTGCATCCGAAAATAATGCGCGAAAATGGAGATATATAGAGGCGTGCCTGAAAAACATGCAGATTCACGGATTCGGATGGAAGCCAGAAAAACATAGTGCTAGGGGAACAAAAAAAGCCGCGTTCGGGCAAGCTATTGACGAACTCGGCGAGTGGGTGCGCGAATGACAAGCAAATCCGAAATTGCTGCCATGGTCGCCCGACTCATGGCAACATACCCAAATTACAAGCCCGCCGATATGAGGCTGGCTTCCGAGGTTTTTCTCGAAATATTGTCCGACCTGCCGGGCGACGCTGTACAGGCCGCCGCCCTGCGCTACTCCAGCGAGGCTCATGAATTTGCGCCGAGCGCCGGGACTATCCGCGCCTACGCCATTGCGTTGTTGTGCGATGCCGCCGGTATTCCGGACGCTTACGCGGCGTATTCAGAAATTTGCGAAATGCCGCCCAGCATGACCGCCTCGCGCGTTGAGGTCGTGGATGGAGAAAATATCATTGTCCACGAAAAGCGCCGCTGGTCTCACGATTTGATTGCGGCGGCGGCAAATGAAATTCGCTGGCCTGCGCGATTCCCGACCAACAATCCAACGGCAGATTTGCCGCAATTTTTGCGGCTGTACGAAAATATGTCCAGAAAATATATTGATAGCTTGACCCGCCTTCCCGCCGTCAGAAAATTTACTGACAGCGCGGCATCTAGAGAAATAATATCACTAACAAAACGCTTGGAGGTAAAATGAACGCTAACGAAGTATTTTTAAATCTAAACGATTTGCGAGATGCCATGAAATCGGAGCAGGAAGATGACCCGGACGCATGGCGCATCCTGGCCGCGCTGTACTCCGAGGTTGGTGCGGAATCTAACGCAGACAATTGCCGCCGCCGCGCCGAATGGCTGGAGAGCAGGGAGAAGGAATGATAGCCTCCTGCGACGTTTGCGGCTCCCCGTGCAATCCCACCAGCCACCCAGCGGAGCGGTTATGTCACCGTTGCTATCGTGTCGCGCATCCGCTCCTGTGCGCCTGCGGGTGCGGAAAATTTGTGCCGCCATTCCAGCACGCGAGATATATTTCCAGCCATTCCCCGGCCTACAAAATTAAAAAGACGGTCAAGCCCGACCCGTCCCTGGCTCCCGAGGCGCGCGCCGCCCGCTGGAGCAAGGCTCGCGCTGATATTATGAGCCGGGTTGACCCGATCACACACAAATATCGCAATAAATAGGAGATGATGATGAAAAAAATGACAATTATCCACGCCAGCATCGTAGGCGCATGGCACGGCAAAAACGCCGTGACCTACTGTGAGCAGTGCGCCGCCCGCAGCGTGTTCGCCCCCACCTCGCGCAGGCTGAACTTTAACGGCGACGCGGCCACCGTATATCAGTGCCAGGCGTGCCACGCGCTGGTGGCTATCGTCGGCGATAGACCATAAAAAAGGTTACATTTGTCATATTGATAATATTACAGCGTCCGTAGTATTATCAATATAACGAACAAGGAGAAAAAATGACGCACAGAATGAGCTTGAAAAACCCTAACGGGTCTAATGACTTTTTTATCGAGATGCCCGAAGGCGCTGTCTACGCCACGCAATACGACTGCGTGGTTGATGACCAACGCATTAAAGCGATGTTCGCCACTCACGCGCGGGACAATTTTCACCCGCGCTGTATCATCTGCATGAGCTCCTCCATTGACGATTTGCAACGCGCTTGGATGGAGCGCGAGGCCGCTATCTCCGAGCAGGAGCAGGCGGATGCTGAAGACATCGTCCATCTAGGACGATACGGATTTTAGATTATCTATCCGGCGGGGAGAACCACAGCAGGCCGCCCCTGCCGCCGGAACATGAACCAGCCCGCCGCCCGCTTAATGGAGTGGGCGGGCGACGGGAAAAATACACTCCGAAGATTAAAAAAAGAAAAGGAAAAGAAAATGGACAACAAATTTGAAAGTCTTCTGGAAAATGCAGAACCTGGAGTTGCGATTACGCCAACGCAATTAGTGTTGGAAAAAGTCGGCGAAAGTTTCAGAGGCTTTTTCGTCGGATTCGCTCCTGACTGGGAGAGGATTGACATTAAGACCGGCGAGATGCGCCGGACAAAAGTCATGTTGTTTTTCGACGGCAAAAAACTTTTGTCGAATATGGGTGCTCAACTGGTACGCGTGATGGGCTCAATCGCTCCGGGGACAGCATTGCAAATAACACTCGACGAGCTTAAAGCTAACGAACACGGCGGGAAAACAAAAATTTACGTCGTCACCCCATTGCTTATCCGTCCGCTTGACCTCCGGGAGGTTTTCGGCGATACGCTTCGGCTAGCCGCGCCGCAAGATGTGGGAGAACCGCTCATTATCGCGCAGGATGCTGTGTCTGCGCCCGCCGAACCGAAGCCAGAACTATCCTCCGTTGTTTCTGTGGCGGATTTATACCCTAATAGTTAATTTTCCGCATACGCGCCCTGCCGGAGGCCTTGTATCCGGCGGAGATGAAACGGAATGAAAATTATCACAGACATTAAAAGCGGCGCACTACCGCCTGACGAAATACCCGGATTTATTGGGTTTATGCTTCGGCGCGCCGCATGGGTGTTTTTAACGATTGCCACAGGCGGTCTGCTGGTCGCCATGCTGCTGGCAAAATAAACACGATATCCCCCCTCCCCCACCGCCGCGCATACCCAAAAACGGCATAGAAACCGGTACACAGGCGCACACACACGGCGCGGATGCGGTGGGGGAGGGGGGGAGGAGAAGAAATGAACAATAATTTAGAAAAAATCTATGCAATAGTCGCCCCGATTATGTCCCCCGTAGCCGTCGCAACAGTCACTGGGGCGGCTGTCTATGCGGCAATGTCCAGCATCGGCGGCGTGCCTGAATGGATGATAATCCTGGGCGCGCTGACATTTGCCATTGCGGTAGAGATGGCGGGTGGGCTGGCGTTTGCCGTCATCTCTCGCGCGGTGTCGGCTAGGTCGTGGGGCGCGGCAATTACTGGGCTGGCGCTGGCCGCTGTATATATTTTGGTCATATCAGCGGCGGCAAATATCGGGGCTCACGGAGGCATTTTAGCTGCCACCGGCGCGCTGCCGGTTGTCGCCTATGGCGGTCAGGCGGCATGGTCATTTTTGGGTCGGGTCGAGGAGCGCGCGGAGGCGGCAAGGGCTGACCAGAGCGCGAAGCAATCCAGTGCGATGGAAATTGAGCGGATGCGAATCAATGAGCGCATCGCCGCATCGAACAACGCCGCCGCCATTGCCCGCGCGAACGCCCGAACAGCACAAGCGAACATCCCGAACACTGTTCGGGATGTTCGGGCAGACACCCCGAACATCCCGAACAGCCGCATGAATACGGAGCGGCTAGAGAAGGCGCGGGCGGCATACGCGGACAACCACGCGATAACGGCGCGGGCTATGGCGGCGGCGGTCGGGTCGTCGTCGAGCGACGTTGGAAAGCGGTATTTGGACGCGGCACGGGAAAGCGCAACCTTGCAAAAATGATAGGTGTAAAAGTATTGACAAACCTATCGTTCGGTATATAATAGAAGCATAAGGTGATTGCGAACAATCACACCACAACAAACAGGAGAAATGAAATGAATAACAACACCGATAAATCAGTAAAAATCACCCGCGAGAATGTTCAAAACTGGCTTGATAGAAATAACGAAAATTTACGGACAGACATTATATTCGGGCACAAGGGAATCTACGATATACGCTACGGACAGGCTTCAAGCTTCGAGAGCGGCAAAACATGGAAAGATATTTTACTCAGATTGGGCGCTGACTTAAATGGGCTCGATCTACTCGATACCATTGGCGAGTAAAGACCAAATCGCGCTCACGGCCGCATTGGCCGTGAGCGCGTAAATTAAATATCTAAGGAGAAAAAATGGCAAATGGAGATAGCAACTTCCCTGAAATCAATGACATACTCCTGCCCGTCAACGCTTACGTCGCCAACGATCTTAAGGGTATCTGGCCGGACGATGACTGGCTCACAATTGGCTCTTGGGATGCCAATCTTTGGCTGGATGATGGTGCCCCCGTTCTAACCATCTATCCAATTAATTCATACGGCCAGACCATGGCGTACCTGGGCATTCGCATTCAAGGCGCGTAAATTAAAAAGGATACAAAATGAGATATACACTCAATTGCACAGAGGAAGATGACGATTATCAGCGCCATCTCATCCAAAACCTCCGCGAGGCGGAGGACGAAAACGACTTAGGCGAAATACTCGTGGCACTCCGCGAAGCAGTAATGTTCAGGTTCGCCAGGGAGGGGGACGTTGAGGATGTAGAGCAGAGGCTGGATGAAGAGCGTAGGCTGGAACGCTCAAAAGCCGCCTCCGTTCTAGGGCGGATGACAAGCCCGCGCAAGGCGGCTCAGTCCGCTGAAAACGGGCGGAAAAGCAAGGGGAGACCCAGGAAGCGGCAAATCACAGAGTAGAAAAACAGGCGCTGAGTAAGCGCCTGTTTTTCTTCTTTGACCTTCCACCCGTCACCGCTTGTCCCCGCATTGGCGCCTCCTTAATCAATGTAGCCGTAGGACGCCGCTTCCGCGTTTTTGTCGGTCACGTTGCCGGCCAGAGTGCATGACGCTGTATTTTTGATTTGTCCGCCATTTTTAGCCGTAAGCGCGGTGGTGCTATTTTTTACGGTGTTCCAGCCGGCAGTGGTCGGAGCGCCGAGATATGCGTATCCAGAAGTTATTGAAATTCCTGTTGCAAGCCCATCCATGACGTTTCCGCCGCCGAGATACGCGGAGGACTGATAGCTAGCGATTATCCCCGTTATGGTCAGCGACCCCGGCATGTAAGATCGCAACATATTAGTTATAGATCCGCCATGATACAATCGTATATTTGCGCTTCCGCTCGTCGCCGACGAGCCGAATGAGCATATGATGATATTCAGATTTGCTTTCTGGCAAAATATTCGCGCAGATGCGGCTAGTCCGGTAAATTTGCAAATTTGAAATGTGGCGGTTAAAAATTTGACACTTGCGGATATGGCATTGCTGCCATTAAAATTAATTTTTTTTATTGTAACCAGCGGCGTGGAGACGTTTGCCGCGTCGACATACGTTCCCGGCGTATCAATGGCGTACGCGCCCGAAGGGACGATTGCCGCAACCCCGACCAGACTGAGCATCGTTGCGGTGTTGCTCTCGATAATATATTTCGTGCTGTTGACGGTCACAAACTCGCCTTTATACGCGTTTATTGTCCACGATTTGCTGGTGTCCGTCAGCGTGCCGTAGGTCGCTCCACTCCCTGTCGTGCCGCTTGTCGCCGTGCCGCTGTCGAGAGTCGTTGACTCGCCATAAATATAGAGCGAGTGTATCCCTAAAAAATATTTCCCGCTCACATCCAGCGTCTCCGCATATGTTCCTAATGCAACGTTGATGTTCGCATTTGCAATATTAAATGGAGCGACCTGTGCGAGCGCGTAATTAATGGTTTTGTACGCGGCCGCGCCCGTGCCGTAGCCGTAATTTGGGTCATCCGTGCCGAGCGCGCCATCAACATACATTGTGCAGGCGGACAACGATTGTACCGGCGTCCACTCTGTGCCGGAGTAGGTCATCAGGATTTTGCGCCCGGTCGGGGTGTGCAAAAACACCTGCCCGGCAACGCCGGACGCCGGAAGAGTTGCGCCAGATGACGCCACCGCTAGCGGGCTGGCGGTCGTGCCGTCGCCCGTCAGGGTGGCATCATGGGCAAACGCCTGTGCTACCCACGAGCCGGTCGCGCTGTCAAATCGCAGTTGGTTTTTGTCGACAAACGATGCTACCGCTATTGGGCTATCTCGTATTGCAGTCGTGCTGGAATTGTTGATTTGCCTGGCGTCCAAAATCTCGGCGTCGGTGATCGTCGTCATCCCATCCACCAATTTAATCAGCGCAAGTGGAGAACGATATGCGATAGGGATTGGAGCGTTGGCAATGGTGGATGTGCCGATTGCCAATTCCGAGCCGCTTGATATGCCGATTGCCCCAGCAGCGCTAAAGCGTACGAGTATCCATCGCTCATTGCCGACCGTTGGCATGTACGCCGTCAGATCTATGTTTGTATCCGGGATGGAGTAGAAATTATTAATCCCCGCATACGTCCCGGCCAAAACCTTGACAATCAGCCCAGTGGTGGCGATGACTTTGAGTCGCGTATCGCCGCCAGACGATAGCGCCCCCAGCGGGCTGGCACTTGTGCCATTACCAGTGAGCGTTGCGTCATGCGCGACGGCTGACAATTTTGCATCCAGCGCAGATTGTAGGTCGGCCTGCTCGGATAGCGTGCCAGTAATCCCGCCCCACCTTGCGGTGGAACCTCCGGCGTTGCCCGCTTGCGCCACAGCGCCAAATGTCGTCATGTACGCGGCTATGTGCGCCATAGGCGCTGAGCCGGACGAAGTGAATAATCCGCCAATGTACACCGCGCCGTTTGACGCCGCAACCGCGTAAACCTGCCCGTTGACGCCATCTCCAATCGGTCTAAATGACGCGCCATCATAGATTGCTATATTCAGCGCGTCAATTCCACCGGCCGACGTGAACCATCCGGAAACATACAGCATTCCCGCGTCATCAACGGCAAGCGCGTATGCGGATTCGCCCGTCCCTGATAGCGTCCCTAGATTTTTCCACGACGCGCCGTTCCACAAAAAAACAAAACCGCTATGTGAGCCGGAGATAATCGAGCCGGTGGCAGCGTACATATTCGCGCCATCCGGCGCAAAAGCATAGCACGAATAGCCACCCAAGCTGGCGGCCTGCCACGCTGTCCCGTTCCAGATTGCCGTGTGCGGAGATGAAACTCCTCCGGCCGTCAAAAAGTCTCCGCCGACAAAAATATCTGCTCCAATTGACGAAATCGCCCGAACCATTTGATTCGCGCCAGTCGTCAAATCGCTAAAAGTAGCGGTAAGAGTGTCATATTTTACAATATTTGCGCTAACCGGTGAGCCATTTATTTTGTCAAAATATCCGCCAATGTATAAATCCGTTCCGCTGGCATTGATGCAAATTGTCTGGTACAAAGCGCTGTAGCTATGTTCAAAATCCGCTATGCCGCTCCAGGTCGCGCCGTCCCAGCGCGCAAATCCGTGGCTCTCTACGCCTCCAGCAAAAGCAAAGCCCCCTACCGGATAAATGCTGTTGCCGACAACGGCGACCCCGGTACATTCCGGCACGGACAAGCCGTAGCTCCCGGAAAGCCCGCTTCCAAGAGCAGTCCAGGCGCGCGTCATCGGGTCGTATATGGCGATTTTGTGCGCCGATATGCCGCCGATAACGTCAAATGTTCCACCCGCAACAATTTTTTCGCCGTATTGGGCAATGCAGCTAATTTTATTATCCGCTCCGCCCAAATCAGCCCAAAATGACGCCTCCAGCAGATTCGCGTCGTGGGCAGTCGCGTACAACTCGCGCAGCCGTTCAACCTCCTGCGCTACGCGGATTTCGTGTTCTACGAATTGCGTATTAAGGTCAAGCTCAACGCTTGCATACTCCGCGCCCCAGGTCAGCGTCATTCCGCGAATGCGATAATCAGCCTCATTGCCGATATCATCAAGGCGGATTGTGTCGCCAATTTCGTAATCGGCAAAAGCAAACGGGCGCGCGCCGTCGTAGACGGATACGGCCATCTCGCCGCGAGGCTGCTCGTATTCGTCTAGGTGCACCGCCGCCCATTGCCGCGCCAACGCTCCGCTTCGCGCTTCGTCAGCATGGTATAGCGTTTCTCGCCTGCGGTGCGCGGCGATGCTGGCCGCGTCTGCGCTGGCCGAGTAGCCGCCTGTAAATTTGACAATGGCCGCGTTTTTTAGTTCCGCGCTTGCAGATTTATTGTCAAGTTTTTGGCAGTTTGAGCCAACGCGGAAATAGACGGTTTCGGATTTGTCCGCCCCCTGCGGGAATTGATACGCCGAAAATGTAAATGCCCCGCTGCCGGAAAGCGATACGGAAAACTCCGCGCCAAATTTCGAGAAATCGCGCACGATGTCCAGAACGCTTTTCCCGACCGGCAACTCATAATTCCCGCTGTCAGTCCACAACTCCCCGGCGCTATCGTTGGTTGCGGAGAAATCAACGATAAGGCCTGGCAATGCGCCGCGCGTCTGCGCCTCGCTGATAAGCTGCAATAAAATTGCCCCGCGTGTTACGCTCGTCCACGAGCGCGATGTCTTGTTTGCGTTGGACGGCCAGATGACCGCCTCGCTCAATATTGCCATCGCGCCGCGCCCGCTTACTTGCGTCCACCCGCCGCCATCTTCAAGGGACGATGAAATATTGTCAACGAAAAACCCGCCCCGCGCCGCGCCGCGATAATTGACGCGAATAAACTGTCCGCTGGCAATTTGCCCGGCAGCCTGGCACTCCGCCGGAATGCGGAGCGCGCCGCTTCCAGGGTCGTTGATGCTCAGCATGAGCCGGGTGTCATCGGCGGGCAAAATTGCCAACGCGGTAAAAAGGTCGGCATCTAATAACGTACATTCGATTGGGTCTGTGTCTGCCATTAAAAATACCTATTTTCATATTCGAAAATTACAGTTCCGCCAGTTGCAGCTGACGCCACAGTGATATTGTTTGCGCCGACCGCCAGCGTCATAAGCGACGTGCTGCCGGAGTGCGTGATATTGCCAATGACATTTATGTCGCCCGGCGTTAGCGTGGCGGTAAACTGCCCACCGGATGCGCCAATTGTAATCGTCTCTCCGGAGGCAATGACCGCGTTATACCCCAGTGTTACGCCGGTGGTTAAATTTTGGATTGATACGTTCTGGAGAGAGCCGGTCAGGACGATTCGCGGCTCTCTGTGTTCTGCTGTGCCGCTGTTTGCGACGATTGCGGAAACCGGAGAGGACGATACGCTTATCGCCGCGCTGTTTGTCACTGCTCCAACAAAAAACGGATATGCAAGAGCAAACTCAACCACCAGCCGCGCCATTGACGGGCCAAACCGAGCAACCTGAAGCGGGCGCTCAACCGATGCCTGCGCCGTGCGCGTCTCCCCGCTGCTCATGACAATCATCAGCGGATGCTGACCACGAACCCCAAAAACCGCGCGCGCCGCGTCAAGAGCCGCCTCTAACCCGGCAAGGTTGCTGGCGTTGAGGGCGATTCCGAAGGAGATTTGACGTTCCGCGTAATATTTATCCGCGTAAATAGCCCCGTCACGCGCCGGAATTGTGGCATTGTCTCCCCTGCGCTCTGGCATATCAAGATATCCGCTAATCTCAGTGATTGCGCCCAAAGTTGATAAATCAATGCCGTTATAGGAAAAAACCGTCATGCCGCTACCCCCAGAAAATTGAGCGAGCGCATTTGCCGACGGATGCTATCCTCAGCCGTTTCTCCGCGCGGATTATTTATGGTGATATTCGTCACGCTTCCGCTTCCGCTGGCTTGCGGGGTGATGGCCTGTTGAGCGGCGGGAACAACCGAGCCAACGGCGGAGTTTATCGCGCCAACATTGACCGAATTTTCAAAACCATTGACCATGCCCGCGCCCATCTGCGCCCCGACTTGCATCTCGAAAACTTTTGACGGGGAATGAATGCCGAGAAAGCCTTTTGCCGCGTCGAGCGCGGCGGAAGCGGCATTCTTGGCCGCGTTGATAATCGCGCCAACGCCGCCATTGATACCATTTACAATCCCCGTAATAATGCTCATCCCCAGCTCCGCCCATGAGCCTCCGAATGGGTGCTTGAAAAAATCAACGATATTAGTGATTATGCTGATCATTATATTTTGCATAAATGACCACGCGCCGGTCAGAATTGCACCGATTGCTTTCCAGGCCGCGTCCCATGCCAGGCGAAGATTTTCGCCGAACGCATACCAATCGCCACTCATTGCCGCCTGAAACGCGGCTACAAGCGGCTGGATAATGGTCATGAACGTATTCCAAACCGCGATAATTGCGTCTTTAGCCACCGTGAAAGCGGCGACAATAACCGCCCACGCTGCGCCTACCTTTTCCTGTATCCCGCCCATGTTATTCGTCCAGATTTGATAAAGCGCATATGCGGCTACGCCAATCGCAGCCATTATAGCGATAGCCGGCAACATAGGCGCGATAGCAGCTGCTGCCGCGGTGGCAGCAGCTGCTGCCGCGGTGGCAGCAGAAACGCCAAACGCAATCAGCGCCACGCCGAGCGCAGCAAGAATTCCGACGATGACGCCCTGATTGTTCCCTAGCCATTCGCCAATCCCTCTGAAAGCAGCCACGGCATTTTCTATCCACGCCACGACAACAGGAATATATCTGGCAGCCATGTCCGCAAACGAGCGGGCGAACTCGGCAATTTTCGGAATAGCAGGGACGATGTATTTCTGGAGCAGCTCAGTCAATACGGGGAGAAGTCCGGTGCCGATTTCTTCCGCCACGTCTTTTAGCGCGTTCATGGCAATGGTCAATTGCCCCTCAAATGTTCCGCCCGCCGCAGCAGCAGAGCCGCCAAATTCGGTCTGGAGCTCGCCCAAAATCAAAGCTTGCGCCCCGGCTACATCGCCACCCTCGACCATGGTTTTTATCAATTTCTCTTGCTCCTCGTTTAGCGCGACGCCAGCTATCCGCAACGCCCCGACTCCCTTAATTGGGTCATTGAGCGCCTTTCCAAGCATCACGGCGCTATCGACCGGGTCTTTTCCAATCGCGAAAGCCATGTCCAACGCCATCTGTGTTGTATCCTCAAATACCCCGTTTTCTTTTTTGATATTTGTAAACGTGAGCAGCATATTCTCTGTCTGGGCAATTACGTCATCCTCAATCGGGATAACCTTTGATAGGGTTGATGCCAGGCCGCCTACGTCCTGTGATGTCATGCCCGCCGCGCCACCGGTGGATTTAATGACCGCGTCAGTCTGCGCCATGATTTTTTGCGCCGCCGACGCCTCGGAAATGGACAGCCCAATTCCAGCGGTCAGGGCGGCAAATCCACCAACGGCCGCGACGCCGATAGCCCCGGCCACAATTCCGCCAGCTCCGGAAAGACCGCTAAAGGCAGATGTGACTTGCTTTTCGGCGTCGCCTAGCCCGCTTTTGAGCTTGTCTGTGTCCACCCCGATTGACACGAGCAGAGTGGCGAGAGTCTCACCCATTTTTTCGCCTGTCCTCGCCACCCAGCGCGGCGGTGTAAATCTGGGCAATCAGTAGCATTTCATCCGGAGTCTGGTTCTGCTTTTCAAAATGCGGCATGAAGTCCTCAACTTTGTAGGGTGGCTTGTCTTTTCCGCGATTGGCGTTTGCAACTGTCGCGGCGGTTATTGCGTGGCCGAGATTCTCTGCGTCTGCGCCGAATGACTCAAGCGCAGAGAATGCCATCCATTCCGTAAGTTCGGCGCTTGACACGCGGCGCAGCAACTCCGCAACTGTCATGCCGAGTTTTGCGGCTAGTCGGAAACAGAACCGCCGGTAGGGTTTTTTTTGAGACCGTCCGTCGCCTCATGGATTGCGCTGTCGCCAATGCGAGATAATCTTTGGGCAACAACGAAAACGCGCTGGAGCGCGGCGGCTGATTTTTTAGCAAGGCCGTCCGCTTTGCCATCGAAAAGCAGCACGCCGTCCTCGTCGCAAATGGTCATTGAAGCGATTTTGGCGCGTAAGTTTCGCATATTTACCGTTTGCCCGCTCGAACGAATTTGTAGGACTGATGCCTCAAATTTGTCGCGCTCTTCACCGGTCATTCCGCGCACCCATACATCGCCGCCCCACTCCGGGACGGAGACTAACTCGCGCTTAATGTCATCAACGGATAAAATATCATTTGCAGTGAGCGCCATATTACACCCCCAACGTGGGCTGGCCGGTGAGTTTCATTTTGACGGACGCGGTGAGCGCGCCGTCATGCGGAGCGGACGGCTCGAAGCCGGTAACGAATGCCGAAAATGACCATACGGTGGCGTCCGGGAACGTGATTGAGTACTCCGCCGCCACGCGCGAAAACATATCTGCCAAAAGCCCGCTGGCCGTGTTATTTTGCGTCGCGTTAGACGGATCAAATTCGATGTCGAGCGAAATTTCGCCGGAGCGCAAAACTGTTCCGACGTGTTCCTCCCACGCGCCCGTCGAATCATGCGTGGTGACATCCTCGGTGTCCAGCGATAAGCCTGGGCCGGTGATTGATTGGACGTAAGCGACGGTCACAAGCCCGCGCTTCAGCAAAGTTCCAAAAGCAGCCATTTTTGCCATGATTTTTTTCTCCTATTCGACATTCCAGATAACATAATCGCATGAAATGCGGTGGACTTTTGTATCTGGGTCGTATGATGGGCGCTCGTCAACGACGAGCGCAGAATTGATTGAGACGCCAGCGGTCAGTAGGCCGGTCTTCCCGTTCAGCGCCGCCCTGATAGCAGTACAAATGCTGTTCGCGCCGGCGTATGTGTCCGACCAAACGTCAATTTGAAAGCGGGCGTGTGTCAGGTCGCCGCCTGCGCCCATTGTGTCGTGCGTCAATTCTCGCGGAGTGTCGATGCGCGTAATTGTCACGGCTGGCAGGGCGGCGCCTTGTTGAATCGCAATGGCAGACACGTTTACGCCGACGTACGCGGCAAGCTCAACGAGCAGAAACGAAAACAAGCCCTCGTCAACCGTTGTCATCTGCCGCTCCGTAAATTGACGACTGCGCCCACTTGGCTATTGCACTTTTGATGCGCTCAATATTTGCATCCCACGCTGGGCGCATAAACGGGTGCGGCCTTATTTTTGACGTGCCGAACTCCTGCGCGGGCGCATATTCTACGCCCGTCCAGACATGAGCCTCTGCGCTGGTCGCATTCGAACTAAACAAAACGGTTTCGATGCTGTTGGCAAGGTTTCCGGTGTCAATCGGGGCTAGAAGTTTAGCTTTTCCCTCGAAAACCAGCCCGCCCGCCACTACCGCACGCCCGAGGTTATCCCCGGCCATAGCGTCAAGAATTTTTTTGACGTTTGAGAATTTAATTTTGACATTTGCTTTTGCGGTCATAGTGTCACTCGCCTAAGCAGTATCCGATTGCCGGTTGCGCCTCGCTGGACAGGCGAGACAATCTCGTAAATAAGCGGCGGCACGTTCTCGCCGTTCCGCTTGATGATACTGATGCGCTGCGTTTCGCTCGGCGCGTTGTCAATTGCGAGCCGCAAAACCGCGT